ATAGGTATCGGTACGTTCTGCAATATCTTCTTCACTATAATCTAATTTTTTATCTGATACATTTTCTAACTTACATTGTACCCAATGTCTATATTCATGTACTAGACTACATAGAAAGAATATACGAGATAAGTTTAAACGATATAATATCAATAAGAAAAAATTAGAAAACTTCCTGAATTTTATTACTAATGACTTAAAAAGTACTAGAAAATATTGGTTTTATGAGATAAAAGTTAAAGGTATAAAAGGAGTAGACTCTCAGTACTTCTGGGATGAAGATGAGATAGAGATAGCCTTAAAATGTAATGACTGTAAAACTAATAAAGAGCGCCGTTTATATTTTTTATCGAGTTTAATACATGAATATAGGCATTGGGTACAATGCCATATTGAAAAGGTACCAGAAAAGAAATTAAATTATAGTGAAGAAGATATTGCTGAACATACTGATAACTATACTAAAAATAAGTATGAATTAGAGTGTGCTGAATGGGAAAAATTAGTAGAGAAATTTGATAACTTTTTAGGTTAACCTTGTGGCCATAAACGAGCTTTCATATACTCGATATCTTTCTTTATTTCAGCTATATCTACTTCCATTTCTTGCATACTATCTGTTATAATAAAATCACCATTAGGTGTTATGAAATTGCTTATTAATGTTTCGATCTTTTCCACCAATGGTAACAATTCTCTTATCTCGGTTTGATTTGATTGAGCCATAAATCTTAAGGCTTGTGCTTCTGTTTCTAAACTTTCAATTTTTAAACTTATTATTTGTTGATCCTTTTCATAAACTTCTTGAGAAACATAATTACTATTTAACCATAGAGCGGCTAAAGCACCTACTGCCGCTAAGAAAAAAGAAGCAAAATTAATATTTTCCAATATGGAGCGAAAGAAAGTTATAGGCTTTTCCATTTTAATATATTTATTAAATTTTCTTATATTAAATAATAATAATGAGTGATCAACACAATATTTTTCATCTTTATGAGCAAAACCTTAATCAATCGGCTATTGGTACGATGCAACAAAGAGACCCTAATAAAAATTTAAAATATAGACCAGGGGATGCAGCACCTGGTCAATCTTATGCTCGTTATAATATACCCACAACTAATAGTGCAAAAGTTAAAGGTTCACCATTTACACCGAATGGTATTAGTGATGAAGAAATGGTCCTTAAAGGTTACGGTATAATTGACAGTAGTCAAGCCGGTGAATTATTAAAAAGACTGAAGACTGAAATACATGATTTAATTGATAGAAATGTAACTGGAATGGTATTAAAGAGTAAGATAGATCTTTATATATCAGTTATAAAACAATTAGAAGAAATCTCTTGATTATTTAAATTTATATACTATAATTAGTATGTGGCGGATGTACTTAAATTAACTTGGGAAAATATAGATTTTTTAACTCAGTGTTTGGCTGATCAAATTAAAAAAAGATCTATAAAATATGATACAATAATAGCTTTGGGTAGAGGGGGTTTAATACCAGGAGCTTGTTTAAGTTATAAATTAGGTATAACAAATTTACACAACCTTGGAATTAGCACAAGATTAGATGATGGTAAATACATCGATACATTAGTATATCAACGACCTGGTTCAGAAATAATTAATAAAAAATCTAAGATATTAGTTATTGATGATATTAATGATAGTGGACGCACATTTACAGCAGTCAAATCTATATTAAAAGCTGATTATGATATAGATGATGAAGATGTTTTATATGCTAGTTTAATAAAAAGAGAAGGATCTGAATTTAATAATAATACTATTTCTGGTAATATTTTGTATACTACTAGCTGGTTAGTGTTTCCTTGGGATAAATAATTAAGTGAAGGCTAGACCATTTTATTTCGAAATTAAAGATATGCTTACGCAGTTTGTCGCTGCGTTTGATGATATTGTTATAGGACGTTTCAATAAAAATAGAGAAGAAAAAGATAAAATAAACGTTCGATATGTATATGCACCTAAGCAAAGAGTCTTATACGACTTAGTAAATGAAAATAAAACTTTAACTTTACCTGTCGTATCGGTTAATGTAAATAATATATCCAGAGATGAAACTAGAGTCTTTAATAAATTGGATGGATTTTACTATCAAGGTAATGTAGGTGAAGATAAAGTATCAAGACATATTAAAGCTCCAGTACCGGTAAATATTAGTTTATCAGTTTCTGTTTTAACCAGGTATCAAACTGATATGGATCAAATATTAAGCAATTTTGTACCTTTTTGTAACCCTTATGTGGTTATATCGTGGAAGGTTCCAGAAAAATTTAATTTAAGTGTTGATCAAGAAATTCGAAGTGAAGTTTTATGGAATGGTGACGTTAGTATGAATTATCCGACTGAATTAAATTCTAGTCAGAAAGCAAGAGTTACTGCAGATACATCATTTACTATTAAAGGATGGTTATTTAAAGATACTGACGATCCATCTGGTAATATATTCTTTATAGATTCTAACTTTAAGACTGAAACGCAGTTAGAATATTATGATAATTTTGATGCATTGTCAGATAATACTTACAATCCCCCAGTTTCTACTGGCCTAGAATCAAGAACAGATACGTTTGAAGTATCTGGTTCACCTTATATTACAGATATGTTTTATAATGGTATTAAATTATTTGATGATTTAATTTTACCGAATAATGCTTCAGGGAATGTAATTTTAAATGGATACAGTTTTACTAATACTGAAACTGTATTATTTAGCACAAATGACAGTAGTATATATACATCTCTTACATCGTTACCTGCTACTACCCGACAGCCATCGATATCTGGTCAATCTATACCCTTTACTATAATAAATGATAACACTTTAAGCTTTGATTTACCTTCTTTATCAGCAGGTAATGGTAATGTAAGATTTATACCGTATAACGCAGCAGGTTATTCATTTAGTGACGTTACACTAGAGACCCAAACATATAGTGGTAATAGCACCTTTATTAAAGTATAATAAGTATTAAATAATAATAATGGCCGATCAACAAAATAACTCAGGACAATCTGGTTTTTTAAAAAATCTTGTTAATAAACTACCATATCAGTCTCTTGATTTCAATAAAGTACTCGGGGATTTAAACCCTAAATATAGTTCGTTTGAAGAAACTGGCATGAGAAGGGTTGAAGCTTTAGCTAAAAACTCTATTTTTTATAATAACGATTTTAATAATACCGGTACAGGTCAAATTGCAGTCGATGGTAATTATAGTTCTTTAGTATATGCTAATGTAGAAGAAAATAAAGGTGGTAGAATGAGAGACTACCGTATTATGGCTTCATTTTCAGAAATTAGTGACGCGTTAGATGAAATATGCGACGAATGTATTAATAAAGATGATGCTGGTAATATAGTTAATTTAATTTTTAGAAATACAGAAATAGATGAAGAGAAACAACAAGTTATTAAAGATGAATTTGAAAAGTATATAGATTATTTTGATTTAGATAGAAAAGGTTTCGAATATTTTAGACAAATATTAATTGAAGGTGAGTTATATTTTGAGCATATTATTCATAAAGGTTATACAAATGATGGTATTTTAGGAGCAGTTATTCTACCTTCTGATTTAATTGATCCTATATATGATAATATTCAAAATATGATTATTAAAGGTTACATTTTACGTAAACCTATTTTTGATCCTAATAAACCAGAAAAGATAGAAAAATTTGATTTCATTCCTATGGATGAAAATCAAATATCTTATGTAAATTCAGGTATTTGGAATCAAGATAAAACTTTTAGATTACCTTTTATTGAAAATGCTAGAAGAGCATATCGTCAGTTATCGTTAGTAGAAGATGCTATAGTCATATATAGACTTGTTCGTGCCCCAGAGCGTTTAGTCTTTAATGTTGATGTAGGTAATATGGCTCCACCTAAAGCTGAAGCATATCTAAGAAAACTAATTCAAGAGTATTGGAGTAAAAAGACATTTGATAGTAATCAATCAGGTCAAGTTCAAAAGTTTAATCCTCAATCAATGCTAGATTCGTTCTGGTTTGCTAAAAGAGCAGGTTCTGAAGGGACATCAGTTACTCAGCTAGCAGGCGGAGCTAATTTAGGTGAGTTAGCTGACTTAGTATATTTTGTCAATAAACTATATAAGGCACTAAAAGTACCTCTTAATAGATTAAACCCTGATAGTCAATTTAGCGATGGTAATGAAATATTAAGAGAAGAATTAAAATTTGCTAAATTTATTATTAGAATGCAACAGCAATTTGCGAGTGGTCTTAAAAATGGATTTATAACACATCTAAAATTAAAGGATTTATTTGATTCATATGACTTAAAGCCGCAAAATATACATTTAGAGTTTAATGTACCGACTAATTTCTACGAATTAAGAGAGAGTCAGAAGTTAGAACTTAAAGCCACAAACTTTAATTCGTTAGCGTCTAATGAATTTGTAGCAGCAACTTATGCACAAAAACGTTATCTAGGCTGGAATGACGTTGATATTAAAGCTAATAGAGAGTTCTTACGTAAGGATGCAGAAATGCAGTGGGAATTACAACAAATTGGTGCAGGTGGTCCCAATTGGAGAGACGATTTACAAGCAGCTCCTACCGATGGTTTAGAAGGTGGTGGCGCCCCGGGACCTGCTGGTGATATTAGTGCTGAGACACCACCTGAATTTGGAGGAGGACCAGCTGATATAGGTGGTGAACCTGTTCCGGATATAACTCCAGCTCCTGAACCTGAGCCAGCTCCTGAAGTTTAATTAATATTACTCATCTACAAAAGTAATATCATAAAGATTAACCAATTCATTTTCTATTTCCGTCTTAGCAGAAAATAGATAACTAGGGTTATAAATTAATGCAGATAAAAAAGTTGTCACACCTGTTTCATTTTGCATAAATAATACGTTTTTTTCACCTAGACCATCGGGATCGGTGTTAACAGCTGTTGCTAAATTTGTAGTTTTATGACCGGTAGCTCCTCTACCTACACCATCTAAGAAACCTTCATTATTATTTTCAGCTAATGAGGGATTTCCAAAATTTGAAAATAACTGTTCCCCTGGATAGGTAGGTAAGAAAATATTACCCGTTGTATTACTTCCTACTGTTTGAGTTGGTTGAGCAACTGAAAGCTGGTTAAAGTTTTTATTACAAGCTATAACTGGCTTTCTAGGGCTATTAGCACCACCGTTTGTTTCTGCCTCGTAATGAACTATTTGTACATTAGTATTAGTTGCTCCTGAATAGTCTGGAAAATCAGTTACAAAAAATACAGACCAAGTACCGTCGTCTGAGAAAAATCCTAAAATCTTTTGCTGGTCTTCATAGTGCCACATATGTAATTTTGCCCCATTTCCATTTATAGCTACTTTATTTTCCGTATCTCTAGATAAAACTCCATTTACAACTATTTTTGGAGCTTTAGATATACCTAATGAATTATCATTATAATAATTAAAATTTCTAGTAGTATTTTGATCGTATAAAATTTCAACATACCCATTAGAAGTAGCACCACCTTCTGTGACCCAAGATAATAAAGTTCCGTCCTCTATTTCATTTGCATAGAAATCTCTAATATCGGTTCCTGGACCATCAATACTCCTACGAACTCTCATTGCCAACGGATTTGAACCACCGGTCATATCTCTAACACCCCACATGGAAGCATTAGGAGCAAAATTTAAAATGCCTCTTCTTGCATCTGCAGCACCTTCAAACGTTAGTCTATT